TTGTCTGTTGACATGAGATCACACCCTGCAGAACCTGATGTTTGGTACGCAGGAATCAAAGAATCATCATCAGTGATTACTTTGATCCAAATTGGATTTGTTGGCCGCTCAGTCATCTGAACCTCCGTCATCAGTAACGTTATCGTCTGTTTCGTTTGGATCAGCAGCTGGTCCCACCACCAGAGTTAGAGCAGCATCTACTGCTTCCATCAACCAAGGACCGTGTTTATCATCCCTAAGAAGTGAACCAAACTCTGACTTATAGAATTTCTTTTCTACGATAACCTCTCCAGTCTTGTCATCGACAACGCTAAGTTCCTTCCACGCTCCTTCTCCAGAAACGTTGATAGTCTTTCCTTTACGCTTGACAGGACCGTTTTCCTTGCAGTGAGATCGAACTTCGTCAAAAATATATTCATCCTCAACGATACCCTTTCCAAAGATAATGTCAAACTCGCACTTGCGGAACGGAGCGGCGACTTTATTCTTTTTGATCGTAACTGTTGTGTGGATACCAATTGGATTACCGTTCTTGTCTTTTACTTGGCTTCCAGATCCAAGACGGATTCTTACTGAAGAATGGAACGGAATAGCTTTTCCACCAGGAGTTGTCGTAGGATCACCATGCATGACGCCAATGGCATCTCTAATCTGATTAATACAAAGAAGTGTGACATTGTTCTGTCCAATTACACCAGTGATCTTACGCATTCCCTTCGAAATTGCGCGGGCTTGAAGTCCGATAGAGTTTTGCTCGTATTCGCCGTCCAATTCAGCCTTTGGAGAAGTTGCGGCAATCGAATCCCAGACAACAAGGATGGGAATGTTCTTATCAAGAATCTGCTTTGCCTTTGTGATCGTCGACTCAATGATCGAGAACACTTCCTCAGTGCAGTGAGAGTCACAATAGACAAATCGTTTACGAACATCAATGCCCATGTCAGCCAACTTCTGAACGGGCACTGAGTTTTCAGTATCAATGTATACGACTAGACCGCCTTGCTTCTGTATAATCGCCGCGGCGTGGTAAGCCAAATGTGACTTACCAGAAGATGGTAAGCCAGCAATTTCAATGATGCGACCTTCTGGGTATCCACCACCGAGCGCATTCTTAATCGCATAATTTATTTGAATTGATCCAGTATCGATCCAACGCTTTACCACTGTGGGAGCGTCCATCTCTGAGAGATTGTACGCGATTCGCGTGCCAAACTCCTTGTTAATGTCCCTGATCAACTCTGCCGCAAAATCAACTTCGCCTTTTTTTGAAACAGTCGTTTCTTCTTTACTCTTTGCCATATGTTCTGTTATTATCTACTTAAATGCACAGATAGTACAAACGCCGGAAACCTAATTGATTTCCGGCGTTTGCAAGATGTCAACGCAAAATCACTCGTCGCCCATCAAATCGGCAAACGCGTCATCAAGAGATTGCTTCTTGACGGGTGCATCATCCTCGGTCTTTTTCTTTTTTGACTTTTCTGGGGTTGAAGCCTTGACCTCTGCAACAAGATCATCAAGAGCATCAGTCGTTGCTGGGCCTCTAGTCGTAGAAGCTGTGGACAAATCTTCTGAAGTGCCACCGTTCAACCAGTTGTTAAGAACCATCTCGATCTCTTGAGTCGACTTGAGTCGATACATGTCATCAAGGTTTGGGATCGAATTGAGCCATGACTCAACCTGTTTTGAATCATCATGCAGCTTTGTTGGTCGACGAGCCGGATCTACCATCGTATCCATGAATGCTTTACCAGGAGCTTGACTCAAAGTCACCTTGAGATCAAACCCTTCTGTTGGAGAAAGGATGTCACCGACCTCCTCATCAAGGAAAAAGCTAAGCATTCGTTGATAGACAATCTTTCCAAAAGACCAAACCATTACACCTCTATCTTCTTGACCACGAACAACCACTGGTGCATAACACCTCATCTTTGGTTGTAACTTCTTTGCCAAGACACGATCATCTGGCTTACCGCTGCTGTACAGCTTACGAATCAAATCATTAATTGGATCTGGTTTACCGAACTGGTTTGGTGTCAAGATTCCTGCATTATCACCGATGTAATAAAACCAACGCTCTGCAAATGGTTGCCCATCTGGTGAATTCTTCCATGGAAGACACCTAATCTTATGCTCGCCTACCGGTGGCTTCCACAGCTGCACCGATGACCGCTTGCTAGTTCCGTTGAGTTCTGCAACACGCTTACGAATCGCTTCTAGATCAATTGCCATAATATTTTCCTATTTCCTATTCCATTTTCCGTTAAAAACAGAGAACAACTTTAACCACCTACAGCATGTAGGCAGGTTAAGACATTATTCTCTAGTACATCTCGTGTTCAAGATTTTGCTTCAACGACGTTTTGATTTTTTACGTCTCTTGGAGCGAGTACCAGGACCTTGCACATTTGCACTTGTCCATCCAAGCGGCGTAGCAAATCCGCCACCGGGAACCAAGCTGGTCGCAACAGTACTCATTTCTTCAACTTCTTCTTCTGAATCTTCTTTGTTGTTTTTTTTAGAATTTGAGCTCTTTTTGACTAGCTGATCAGACACTCTGGGATTTCCTTGAATTTCAAGGATAATTTCCTTTATGTACTTCTTCAGCAGGTCGTTCATGTAGATAAATATCTACTCACTCTTTTTCTTGCTTCGTAGAAATAATGTCTGCCTGGTGCACAATAGCTTTTCACATGCTTAATTATTAATCATCGCCAACTTTCCCCAAACTTCTCTTGCATCGTAGAAATGTAGTCAGCTGTCATCACAGCAAAAACCAATGGACTTGTTTTTAAACAATAAGGCTTGTTTTCATCTAGAACAAATCCATCGTTGAGAAGGATGGAAAGATATTCATCTGTTTTTAATTTAAGATCAAAAGCCTGGCACATATGAACGCTACGCTGAGGCGTAGACATGTATTGCATGTCTTTGTTATACTTATAGAACTCGCCTAATTTTTCACGATGCCAGTCAGAATCTTGAGGAATGTAGTAGTCAGTGACTGATCCATCGTCATTTGCTAGACCTACCTTACCGATGTCATGAAAAAGACAGCTGATAATCAATGATTCCTTAGGAACTTCCCAACCATAAGTCTTCACAAGCTTCATGGCATTGGACAGGACTCGGAGAGAGTGCTCGACTAGTCCTCCTGGATATGCTGCGTGAAAATCCTTACGAGATGATGCAGGACACAACGCAAGTTGTTCGCCGATAGAATCAATCATTTTTAAAGCTGATTCTGATCGATCACCGAGCTTCTCGCAGAGTGAACGGAACTTATCAAAGTTTGCTGCAATTTCTTCTGGTGTTAACGACATGAACCGACTTTATACTCTACGAAGAAGACTGTACACTCGAAATTTCTTCATATTTGACAGGGAACTTTGACGTATACCCAAAAACATCCACCGACGTCGTGTTCTTTACGTCTTCTACCCTGTCTGAACGTACGTCTAAAATCAACGCATCGTGGAGGACGAAGAGCGGACGTACACCGTCTGAACCTAAATCATCAATGATCTTTTTGAAACCTAGAAGAGCAACGTCGACGCCCGTGCTTTGGGCATAAGTGTTGACAAATAGGTGGTCCTGTGGGTCGTCGAGGTCGAGAAACCTGCCGTGGCGGTTTCTGATCTTCCCTGTCCTGATGAACTCTTCTTTCAGTTTTTTTCTGAGGTCCGATATCTTAAAGTACGATTGTATCGACTCGGTGAACTCGTCGAGCTTCTTCCCAGACAATCCCAAACGACTCCCCAGCGCGTGTTTCGAAGAACCATACAGTTCGCTGATGACTGCCGTCTTTATCTTGTCTCTTTCGATGCTGCCCTTGAAGATGTCATTCGATATCTTTGCGTACAGGTCTCTTTCCGACGGATCCACACCGGCTTCCGCGAGAATGATTCTTGCTTCTAGAGCGCCAAAGTCCAAAGAGCAGATCGTTCCAGAAGCGAAGTTTGTCTTTAATAGCTTCCTGTATTCTTTTTTCAATGTCAAAATATTCGGACCTGAAGACACAGTAAGACGACCTGTTCGAGTCGCAAATCTGTCATACTCAACGACAGGAAGAAATCCACCAGGACCAGGTCTAAAAGTTTCAAATGCGCCGCTGTCCCTGCCCAAAGTCGCCGCAACTTCTTTGTACGCTGCACCGTCGACTCTTGCCGCCTTAAGAGAAGCAAGAAGTTGACCACCAGGACCCCAGACTTCTTTATAATAATCTTTAGGAAGATCGTCCATGGAATCTGATATGGATTTAATCAGATTTTTTATGAATGACTTGTAAGGGACAGATGGCATCGTCTGAGACCATGGAACCAAAGATCCCGAAGTGAGAAGCTGCATTGACTTAACCCACTTGTCTTCTGGTTTGAGCTTCACATCTAGACGTTTTAGACAGAGAAGGGTATCTAAACAAAGAGGCTTCATTGGATCCATCTCTCCGGTTAGATACCATGTGTCTGTCGGCGCCTTAGAAATCGTCATGAATCCATCATCGGACACGATCATGTGTCGATCCGTTCCAAGAATGGAAGAAGATATGCAAAAAGAGTCCACGACAAATAATAAATCAGCCAACGACAAAACTACAACATCACTTCGTAGGACCGGACTGCTTTCCTGGATCTGTGGGAGCGACAGAAGTCGGGGTAGAAGTTCCCGGAGTTCCCTGTTTCTCGCCTGTTGCATCGTCGACGTTCTTTAACAGCTCCTTGATATTGGGAGCTCCGAAGAACTTGCCATAACCGTCTGTGTAAGCAAACGTCCAACTTGTCTCGAACTTTCCTGGACCGAAGTTGTGAGAAAGCTGAGTGCATGCGTACATCGCGTCGAGAGTCGTTCCTGTTCCAAAGTCTACGAAATAAGTCTGATACAAATCCGCGATCGGACATCCCATCGACGTCAGCGTCAATTGAGCTGGCATGATCCTCATTGGGATGTTGTTTTCCGCCATCGACAAACCATTCGGGGCCAACGTCGATTTTGCCTTGAAGCTTCCACCGAGCATGTTGTTCGTCCCCAATAGACCGTCTGTCTTTGAAGCTAAAGACGCGTTTGTTATTAGACTTCCATTCGCTCCTATGATGAGTCGAGGAACCGTGTTTCCGACGTAATTTCGAAGAACGTCCTTTCCTCTAGCGACTCTAAACGAATCAGAGTTTTCTATCTGTCGCTGGACGAAGTTTTGGATACTGCTCTCGTCGAAACCGGGGAATCTCTGCTTCATTTCGGAGGCAATTTCTCTAGCAGGTTCTCCGTCATACGCAGTATAACTGCCGTCGTCTGCTCTAAGAAGCTGGGCTTCTTTTGTGTAAGGGTTCAGTTGCTTGTCGTATATGTGTATCTTTTTTATCTTTTTTACATTCGGGTCGGTCTGGTTCAGAAGCGGTTCATTATAGGCAGCGCCGACCGTACTTTGGAGCTTATCAAGAAGGTTGATTTTTGTGTTGCTCGTATTCTCGAAAGTCGTTTCCATCTTGATCGCGATGCTTGGCTTCTTGTAAGAGCCGTACTTTCCAGCCCACTCTGTCATCTTCTTGTTGTAATTTGCTTCGTCTCCTGAAACTGACTCCGATGGTTTATTGATGTCGTAGGGTTCGTAAAAAGACCTCATTCCGTACCCAGGAGACCTGTTATCTCCAATCTGAGTATCGATGATAAATTGTAAGAATTCTTGAACCGTCATCGCCTCACCACCTCGAGCGACAGCAAATTCTGAGAACTGCGTCTCTAACATCGCGAGATCGATTGGAAATTCTGCAATACTGTGCAAACTAACAGGTCCGCAAGATTCGTTGAGCTGATAAAAGCTGACCTGCACTTCGTCTATATTTTCTTCTGACGCTACGTTGAGAAGAGCGGGAAGACAAAACACAGAAAAAACTTTACCAAAAGAAGTAACTCGACGGGACGGATCCGGAGCAGTGGGGGCTTTACCTCCTTTTGCTCCTTTTGAAGCTACTTTTCCTTGCTGCGCGCCGGCTTGTTCGTTAACTGGTCCGGCTTGTTCGTTCGTCACCCTAACCAGATCAGAAGAGTATAACAGGTAATCTTTCACTTTTTTCGTCTGATCTGGTAAAAATGGATCCGGACTATTCTGGGAAGAGCACTTTGCAAAGTTCTTTGAGTTAAAGTCTTTAATCTCCTTAAAAATATCGTTCTTTATGTTCGTTACTTTTTGGTCTTTCTTCTTACCATATAACCTTGCAACATCTTCAATAAGCGTCTGGGCCGCCGCTTTATCGACTATCGTCTTGCTATTTTTGATGGCCTCCGACGCGGAGTCTAACAATCCCTTGAGTTCATCTTCAGGTATATCAAAGTCTGTGTCTCCTGCGGCGGCAGCGTCGAGCACCTGAAAAATTCTGATCTCTTTGTTGAGACCTTCAGGCGCGGCGCCGAACGCAGCACGGTTCTTCTGAATTCTTGCTAAGATCGCAGACAGCTGTTCGAGGATCGTCTTGCCTGTCTTTTGAGTCGTCTGAATCAGCGCAGATTCGACTGTCGCGAACCCCTTGGAGACAAGCTCCAATTTTACGCTGACCTGTCCGGCGTTATCGAAAGAAAAAGAAGAGTTCTTCAACGTGAACGCTTCTCTCACAAGCATATTTTCATTTATAAACTTTGCGTAAGCGTCGTCGTCACCTCGGTTCCGAGGAGCCAACCAGCCATATGTCAACCACACGGTCGTATCTCTGTGGCCAGGACCTCCTCTGAGGAACTCTGAAAACTCTACGATCCTTGCCTTATCATGTATCTTAAGCTCCATATCTGCTTTTTTGTGAGCGAACTTACCCGCACCCGCGTTCATGATCTGTATCGACGCTCCTAAAATTGACGCGGGAGGAAGAAACGGCTTGACTTGGTTCAGCCTTCCTTGAGTGACCCCAAGCTCTTCCATATTCGACAACGTCTGCGGAGTGGTGAACATCTCCATGCCGATGAATTGCGAAGTTCCTGCAGGATTTTCTCTTGATTTGACCCTCGTGTCGACAACAGACAGCAACGCCTGATCGGCGGCGGTCAGCGGCATTTTTGCGATGTCGATCTGAGACCCCATAAGAAACCTCAAGAGAGAAGGTCTCTGCAGGTACAGCTGATTATTATTGTTGCTTTGCATGACCGTCTGTGGGAGCTGAAATTCCACAGAAAAATACGGGACCATCTGCGACGGAAAAATAGACGGCATGTAGTTCAAGAAGAACTCAATCTCTCCTGTATTCTTGCGAGCTTCGCTCAGCATGGGCGAACGTAGAACGTTGACAGTGAAAGCCCTCGGAGGGTTTTCGGAAACTCCGCAGACCTCTTTGTAAAAGTTGTTTATTTTTTTCTTATCAGATGCGTCGGACTCTGGAAACCTGTTTGACGGACGCCAATACTCATCTTCAAGATAGGTCGTCGACTCGTCAGCTTTTCCCTGATATGCCGTATTAAAGAGAACTCCTTTACCCTCTAATTGAAGATCCTTAAGCTCATCAATAATTTTTTTTCCCGACGTAGTACTATTCAAGTACACAGAGAACACTCTCTCGTTTGGATTTATTTTTAAATTCGCTTCTGCCGACTGGAACTTTAAATTGCCATAGATGTCACGCGGCGCCAGAGTCCTGTAGTAGAAGTCTAGCTTTTCGAAGTTTGTGCGATCATCATTCGGGCTGGGCATATCATCCAATTATTCTTTCGACGCTCTTCAAATCAGGAACTCTGATGACAGTGTCTGGTGGAACTTGCAGTCCCCAACCGACATCGGACGCGGCCGCGAGGACCCACCAGTACCTCGCTTCTCCGTAAATTTCTCCAGCAAGAGTGTCCAGACGGTCGGCCTGAGTTATCGTGAACTTATTGACGATCGGTATGGTTCCTATCGCAATCCCTTTGCGCAACGCGGCGACGGCGGAAGCTGTCCTCATGCCCTTTCCGTCGAACCTCAGATTGTCTCTTGTATACCTGCTAAAAGCCATCTAGGTTTTCCTCTTAAATAATAATATACGACATTTTCAAAAGACTTTAAGGCCTTCTGTAGGGTCCAACTCTGTAGACCGGTGCTCTATCGTATCCGTTGGAGTCCAGGCCAGGAGAGATGTCATGGACCGGAGTGAAGTTTATCGTGACCTTGCACATCTTTGGCGCGAGACGATTTTTATCTGTGTCCCACGTCGTGCCCTGGTACCAGTCAAAGTTCATCGATTCTATGAACCCAGCAAGACCTTTTCCACCGGCAGACTTGAACGACCTGACGATCGCGTTGTTTTTTTCATCCAAGAATGTTTTTACTTCGTCGACGTATTTCCCCATAGGGTTTGTAGGATCAGGTGTGACTGGGCTTTCAATGGCGCTGGCACTGCCCGCCGCGTCTCTAGCATTGTTTGCGTCTGTCTGAGCGGCGGCGGCACGGGCTTGGGCGGCGGGGAGAGCGGCGGCTAATTTTGCTTGTGATTCAGGGGTAAGGTTGCCGAGGTCGCCTGGATCGCATTTGAAAATAGCGTTGGCAATATCTGACACTTTTTTCTGTCTAAGGGCTGCGTCATACTTTGCATGCTTCTGAGCGTATTCTTTAGCTACTTTATTACTTGACGGAGTGCTGGGTATGTACTTTACGAACTTGACCAGATACTTGACTGCAGCTCCTTCTATTTGTTTTCCTTGAATCTCCGCGGCAAGACCGAACTCTTTTGGGTTTAATTTTTTATCTTTATCACTGTCCCAATCTGTATCGCTTGCTGTCCAAAGATAACCTGGTGTGTACGATAAAGTCGAAAGATCTTCTAAAGCTTTTTCTGCGGCTGCGGCTGTGGAGAAGACGGCAGCATCAACAGCGTCTTTTTGTTTCTGCCCGTCTGCCGCGGCCTTGCGTTGAGCGGGGTCATTTCCATTTGCGTCTCTTCCATTCAGGTACGCGGCGGGGTCGTTCAGGCCGAATATTCCAGCGAGGTTGAACTTTGAATAGTTCGAAGAGACCAGGTTTCCGACCCTCAACCTGATCATTGGAGCAGCTCCGATTTGCTGTGTGAACGGCTTCGTAAAATTGTAGTCACCGTTCACATTTATCGCCTGTCCAGCAGTGTACTGCGGATACATCAACGTCACAAGCTTGTTGATCTTCATCCACATATGGTCAAAATCGTTGTCATCCAACGCGGCGACAAGGAAACTCAGACCAATCTTCCTTTGCGTGTTCTTGTAGACTTTAATGGGCTCGACTCTACCGAACGCATCGACGCTTTCATATTGAGACTGAAAATCGTCCGTCAGACTCGAGAGAAACGCATGAAAACCGATGATCTCATTCGTGCGAAGATCATGGAAGTAGAACGGAACGTACTCGGAATCAAGCTCATTCTCTAATCTCTCAACTTCTACAGGAGCGATACGCGAAACTCCTGAGTCAACAAACCCAGCTTCCATTTTATTGTACCCGGTTTTTCTATTCGGCGAATCTTTACCACCCATACCAGACGCAACTGGATTCCCATAGGGAACTCCAAAATCCGTTTTATAAAACATCCAATTTGCAGCCGGAAGAAGATGAAGAGACGGCGCTTGATTGGTGGCCCATGCTAACCGTGACGAGGTACCGTTCAGCAGTCTACTTTTCCCGTAACGCGCGTTTCTATCATCGTCTTTTGCGGCGTCGATAGAAGATATCTTTAGACCTGCGTCAAGATCGCTAATCGTGACGTTGTTCGCGGTCTCACCCGCGTCAGGTCCTTCTACGATCAAAGACTTGCTGTCTCCAAGTTGGGCAAAGACGTTCATCGCGCCCATGAACCGAGAGTTTCTTATGATGTAAATGATCTCTATGACCTTTGTCACGTTGGAAAATGCGCCGGCCGACTTGAACTGGTCGACGAGGTCTTTGAAGGCAAAGACGATCTCTGTCACAGACCTGACTATCGCACGACCGATGACGACGAGCTGTCCCGGGCTCTGTATGCCTGGAGGAGGAACCCCTTCGATCCCAAAGAAAGATGTCATACCGGCCATCACGGCGACCGGAAAGGCGCGGCGAGTCGGAGCAAGATTAAAGAACCTGAGACCTTTCGTCTTACCTTCACCTACAGGCGAGAAGAAAGACACTAGATCCGCGATCACGTTACCGCCGGAGAAGCCGACGTGGGCGCCCGAATAAGAGCCTATTCCGGGTCGACCGCTCGACCCGTCGAACGCACGCTTCATACCGTTTCCTGACACTCTTGTGTTGAACACAGACATGCCCAGAGAGATGGTCTCAAAAGCCACGATGATCGCCGCGACGAGGGCGGCGGCGAGGGCGAGCATTCCGACGGAAGAAAAACCTGAGAATTTGTCGTACACGTTATTGATCGTTCCCTGGAACGTCGAACCGAAGTCGACGAGCTGTTCGTCTTTGATCGATTCCGTCGTGAGGTTCTTTATGATGTTGTCGATGCTGATCAGCTCTATCGAAAGCGGATTGCCGTGGCTGTCTACATTGGAGCCCAGCTGACCGAGACCTGGAAGCAAAGCGGCGAGCTGGTTCGTCTGGCTGTTCGGGTTGTACCCATTCTTGTCGGAGTTTAATTCCACCGAGGACCTGAGCTGCACGACGGTTCCTATCTGGGCGAGACGTTTGAACTTGTACTCACGAGCGAGAGAATCATCGTTGCCCGCAGAAGATCCCATCGAGAGCTGGTCAGGACGAGCGAGGGCGGAGTTGGCGTCGAACGTCGAGGTGTTCGTGACGTCTTTTATCGACGTCGCCTTGAGGTATCCGTCTCCGGCGAATCTTTTGTTGGCCGCGATGGGATTGAAGCGGTTCGTCTTTAGGACGGACGACACGTAGTTTTCCACCGCAAGAGAGTTAACACCCTTCGTTCCGACTGACTTAAGAAGGTCGTTTCCGTCTATTCCAGGGCCTGTAGAAAATCCCTTCTTAAATGGTGTACCGTTTCCAACACCGACATTAAGGTCAAAATCTTTTGAGAACATCGACTCATTTGGAGAGGGAGACGGAGGAGTCGGAATGCCGTCCTTGTTCAATGAGACCGGGTTGACCGTCGTCGCGGCACCGTCGGTCGCGTTGCCGACAGGGTAAGCGTTTTGGCGAGTGGACGATCCTTCTTTTGCCAATGTGACCTTGCTCAGGTACTTGGCGAACGTTTCTCTTGTGGGCTTTGAGAGGTCCTTGACGGATTTGTCGACGGAAACGTTACCAGACGACCAGTCTCCCATCGGACCGCCCTGGTCGTCAGGCACACCGACATCCGCGGAATACACCTTTCCATCGATGTTTATTCCACCCGTGCCTGTGTTCAACTTGTCGTCCGCCATCTTTTAAGGTCTCAAGCTTCTACTCTTTAGGTATTCGTCTTGCCAAAACATCTGCCACTTTTTCAGGGTTCTCTTCTACGATTTTTTGAGACGTGAGAACTCCCTCTATAAAGTTTAAGAAAACATCTTCTGCAAAAGCTTTTATTTTGTTTCGCTCTTCTTCTGACTTCACGTTGTCAAGGCTCTTTTTGAAGAGCTCGTTGCTGAATAGATCCTCAAGGTATTTCTTCTTTGTCTCTTTGTCCATATTGTACCCTCTAGATGACTACTTTAATTTAAATCAAACTACGGGTAGTGGGTTTGTGTTGTCACCAAACTTATAGGGTACTAGCTTCGAAGCTGTCGTCTTGGCCGAATCTGTTCCCTGGACCGCATCGATCAAGTTATCGATTCTTGTTTTGATCAGAGAATCTTTTTTCGTCACCATGATACGTTCAAGCTCGCTGGAATCCATCGCAATCCTGAAATTCACCGTGATATTGACGTCCTTCGACTTTATCGTGTAGGACCCAAGACTGCCTACGTTCTTTCCAAACCTCGAGGCAAACGCCTTCAGCTTTGTGTCAATATTCAACGCGCCGCCCTGGGTCAAGGCATTTTCCAATCTTTGACCTGCAGTGATCATCTCTTCAAGAGCCACGACCGCTGGAACGACGCTTTTTCCCGCCATCTCGGTCGTCACCTTTGCAATATCTCCCAGACTCTTTGAGAACGCGCTCAACTGTGTTATTTTTTCGTTTATGTTTTGTGGGATCGACGCGGCAAGTTCAGTAAGGTGCGACGCAACGTCCGCGACGTTGCCTATTCCGGGTTCGCTGCCGGCCATGAAGTTGTGAAGCATTCCATGAAGTATTCTGTCGATATTCGCCAAATTTCCAAGCACATGGTTGACGATTCCTCCCGGGGCCTCGACTCCCTTAAACGGATCTTCGAAGACCTTCATTATACTCGTGACGCTTGTCAAGAGATCCTGCAGTTTCTTGCCCTTGTCGCCGAAGTCAGAAGGAATTACAGCAAATATTGCCTCCAAGTGTTCCACTATATTCTTGATGCTTCCCATGTCGCCTGTTATCATGGTGTTAAACATCATTCCCTTAAGGATGCGATCGATATCAGCGAGTGACCCAAGGAATCCGTTTACGAATCCTCCGTCGAATTTTGCATCGGAGGCGTGCTGCCCCACCTTCATCAGATCAGTCAAAAATCCGAATATCTTGGAGGTGGTCTCTAACTTCTTACCGAATGTCTCATCTATGGGGGCCGCACTGACGACTTTGATGAGAGATTCCATGATCTTTCCCGCACGGTCACCCACACCGTCTAGGAGCTGGAGCATCGGCGGAACTGCCGAAGTTATCGCGGATGCGTCTGCAAAGCTGATGATGCCGGCGTCGATCTTCTTTCCTCCGATCACGGAGGCTAGAGCATTGATCAAGTCTGTGATGACTTTGATGATTTGAACCGCAGTCTGCGCCTTATCATTGATCTCCGCAGGCTTTGCAGAAGGTCCAGTACCGGCCGTCGCTGTACCCGCGTCTGCTACGGACTTGAATTTCTCTTCGGCATTTTTTGGTATGTCTTTCATTCCGTTGTCCATACCGTCTGCGACGTTTTGTCCCACCTCTTCAAAGACCTTCGACGGAGATGCGATCTTCAGCACCTTGTTCGCCAAGCTTATGAGCATCTTGAACGGGGTCGCGTCGGCGATAGCACTCAAGGACTCTTTTATGCCCGCGACGATCGCGAAGAACGTCTTTTTGATGTTGTCCCAAGTGAAGAATTTCTTGATGTCTTCGACCGCTTCCTTGAACGGATTTGTGATCTTGTGAAACAGCTCCTTGCCCCACGGGATCAAGTTCTCTGGCAGTTTTTTGAATCCATCCCAGATGAAAGACAAGACTTTCTTTATCCTGTCCCAGGCTTTTGTGTGCGGATCTGTCAAGATGTCAAGGACCTGATGTCCCCAGACCCTGAACTTTTCGATGAGTCCCAAGAAAGTGTCCCACAAAAAACCAAGCAGGTTTTTACCGGTTTCCCAAAGGGCCTTTATTGGTATTATTAATAACTCATATATTGGTGTCCATGCCGTCTTAATGCCTCCGACCACACCCTGCACCATGGTTACAATTTTGTTGAAAACATACTGGACAAACTCCCACATGAGTTTGAAGGGTTTAACAAGAACATTAAAGATCATTTCTCCTGCCGTCTTCAAGAATATAATAGAAGGGTTTATGATCTCTTCGTATATCGCCTCGAACACTGTTTTTATCGTGTGATACACGAGCTTGAAGGGAAGTGATATTACGTCTGCCCAGTACGAGATTTTGTCACCGGTCTTTGTGAAGAAGCCGATTGTGGCTTCGCCCCACTCTCTCAGCGTCTGGATTATGTTGATCTTCTTGATCGCGTCGCCGATCAGTCCCCAACCTTTTCCAGACATCGTAAAGAACTCACCGATCTTTTTGATCGCTGGAATTAGAAGGAACAAGATCTCTGATATTCCACCCGTAAAGACTCCCACAAGGATCCTAAGCAAAGGGGAAGACTTTATTCCTTCTAAAATCATTGCAAATTTGTCGATGATAAACCCAACAGCCTTGAACAGGTACTCCAATATCCTTGGGCCAACTTTCAAAATAAAGTTTAATATAATCTCGACGGCGCCTTCAAGATAGCCAACTATTCCGTCGGCTATCTTATCAAAAGCTGCGTTGACTTTTGATTGATCTCCGTTCCACAACCCGAGGAGGAGGTCTCCTATTCCTGCAACAATATCGAACGCGCTCGCGTAATACTTTTTAATACTGTCAGAGAACCCTGGTCCGAACCATTCGTCTAAAGCTTTGAACGCCGCTTGAGCCCATCCGGCGATTGCCTCTGCAATCTTCATCTGAAGGTCTGGTGGTAGGAGACCCAGCGTCAGTGCGTTTATAAGACCAGTAGTTCCTGCAGCAATTTTTGCGGTGGCGGGGTCGAAGCCCTTCTTCTCTAGATGGCCGCTGAACTTTTCTATCGATTTGGTGACGTTTATCGCCGCGTCCGCGATGAGAACGGCCCATCCGACGCCAGGAAGAAGCTTTGATAAAGTCGGACCCAGGAATTTTTGCAGTCCAGCAAAAGCCACTCTGATCCCGGGTATGGCTCCTGTCACCAAAGCTTCAAACCCTGCGCTGAGTAGTGGTCCGGCTGCGCCTGTAAGAGCTCCAAATATGGCTTTCTTTATCATGAATTCCCTCAAGTATCCCTTGAGGATCTTTCCATAGTGCTCTAAAACGGGTTTTAACTTTCCCCAAGCGACGTGGAAGAGATCGGTCAGGGCTTTTTTGAGTTCGGGCCATGATTCTGATATTGATGTAAAGATCGGAGAAAGCAAGCTAACAAACCCTTGACCGGAGGCTGCCGCCGAGGCAGCTTTCTTTTTTGCTTCATCAATGTACTTTCGCGGATTTGAGATGAAGTTCGTTAGTTCTCTTATCGCTGCTGAGACTTTCTGCATGATTAAAGGAATAACACCCGCGATGACGGCCACTATTGTCTTAAAGATGTCTTTGAACCCGTCGAGTACTTTTCTACCTTCCGGAGCTTCCTTGTTGAAGAAGTTGAAGAAAGTGCCTTTAAGGTCTTTCGTCAAACCAGAAACGGCCGCTTTGGGGTCTTTCTTCAGGGTTGTTATAAATTTCTGAAACGCTGCCGTAACACCGCCAAAGAGCTTGTTAAACTTTGCGGGATCAAATATTGCGGCTAGCCCCTCCATTATCTTCTGCATTCCCGGGAAGTTCTTCATGAACCATCCGCCAAATTTCCTTCCTGATTCGAACGCTCCCATGAGAGAAGACTTAACGTTCATCATCAATTTTCTAAAAGCTGCAGACTGTTCCATACCGGCCAATATGCCGGCCGTAAATTTGCCGAAGAATCCTCCTCCTGGCGGGTTCATCGTTTTCAGATTACGTTCCATGGCATCTGTCAATTTTGCCATTGCGTCTGCTTGAGTTAGAGTCTTTTTCTCTGCGACGTCTCCCTGCTTCTGAATATCCTTGTAGGACACTCCCATGTTCTTGGTCGACAATGCCGCTTCTGACGTCGCCGCGTCCCAACCGGCCATAGACTGTAACATTTGCTTTTGAGTGTAAGTAAGTTTTTCTCCCTGAATTCCTGTTGCGCGAAGTCCCTTACGCAAAATATCGAACCTTTTTGCTGGATCTTGTTCTGCAAGAACTTCTCCGATATCGATGTTGGCGTTGAAGGCTTCGTTCAACCTAGAGATGTTCTCTGCCGCGTCGTCGAACGTCGAGAACTTGTCGAAAGAACCAGTGATCTTATCTAGCTGAATCCCTAACTTCTGAGCGTAGGTGACGGCGACACCGATCTGTTTTTCAGATACGTGACCAAAGTGCTGCATGTCCTGCGCAGCTTTGCCCATCTCTTTTGAAATTATCTTTGCATCAAGTTTAAACGCTTTGCCAAGGTGGTCGGCTTGCTTCGTGATGTTGAGCAAAGATTTTGTGATTGGCTCTCCCTGAACACGCGCTCGTTGAGCAAACGTCTCCAGTTGCTCAGTGGAAAGTCCTAACCCCTTTTGGAATCCAAGTATCGCTCCGTTGCCGGCAAGAATTTCTTTTTGAAAGCTTCTTAACGCTGGTCCGCTCTGTGCGTACATCTCTAGAAGAGCGCGTTGTCTTTCTGCTAAGTTACCGAATATTTGGAACGTGCTCGCTCCTGCGAGACCCATATTTTCCATCGCGTCGGCCGTAGAAAAGATAGCTTTGTTTGTAGGTCCTGAGAGGGTTCCAAACTCTTTACGCATGTCATTCATGACCTGCATTAATTCGTTAATTTCCCCCATCCCGCTTTCGGCCATGTTAACGATCCCTTTAAACATGTTTAAAGGGATTGAAACTATTGCTTTCCCTATCTTAAAGAAACCTTTCGCGAGACCAGACAATAGGCTAAGTCCTGCTTTACCGACGTTCCACAACATTTGAAAGCCACCAGTGACTCCATTGATCGCGCCTAAAAATGCGCCTCCTAAACTTTTTTTAAGAAGACCGAAGGATTTGTTTGACTTGTTCGATTGCTTCTCTACTCTATCTAGCTCTTTTTCTAGTTGTTTGATCTTCCCCGGATTGATGCTGTTTACTTGTGAAGACATGCTTCCGACATTTTTGGCAGCACTTTCCGCATTTCTAGACATGTCTGTAATCACTACGTTGGTCCCTCGTAGACCATTGATCGATGTGATTACCTGCTTTAAATTTTCGTTTATTACTTCAAGAGATTCTGCTGTCTGCCCGTCTTTTATACAAGCCATTGCGTCGCAGAGCTCTCTAAATGCGGCGGCCTGTCTGGTGAATGTCGCTTCAAGACGAGGACCCGTCGTGGCCAGATCTTTCATGGCTGCGGCCAATTGCTCCGTGAGCTCTAATTGCTCAGGAGACGGTGGGCCGGGCGGGTTTCCTCGATTAGCCATTATTAACCATTAGAAGAGATTCAAAGGGGCCATGGAACGCCAAGGACACGTTCAAATTCCGCGGCAGACATATGCTTGACGCCGAGCTTTTGTACGACGGACTGCACAGTCGCTCCTGGACGATTTAACTCGTCTTGAAACAGCTTCGACGCATGTAACGCGTTCGTTACAGCTTCTATTTCTTCTTTGGTTCCTCGAATCTTTGTGTTTACGGCTTTCCCCACGAGCCAAGCCGCGCAAGTAGCAAAGAAAAGCTTTCCAAGAGTACCAACCTTGAGCTCATTTATAATTTTTTTTTCATTCACGAGGGCCCCACAAGAAATGTCATAAAATGCTACAGTAAATAGCACCATCAAAAAAAAAGTGACCTATCAAGTGAATCTTCGTAAACGACTAGGGCTTTGCTCTCGATTTTTACCTTGAAGAGCTCTTACATCAGGAGAATTCTGATGCAGAGCTCTGCTTTGAGTCCCGCCCTCGTCGGAAGATCGACTTAGCTCTTTTCCAATTCGTTCAATGAACCATCTTTTGTAGGACACAGGCATGTGGATTGTCTCTTTCCAGACAAATCCACCGTAGTACATCAAAAGAAAGGCGGGCTCAAGTATCAGGTTTTCTTTATCTTCCGGCTGAAGGCCAAAGAAAGTTGACGCCGAGTGGCATCGCAACCTCCTCTGAATGACCACAAGAAGAGCAAGAAGTTTCTTGTCTCATCAAAACTCCTGGTTCATTCTCTTTAATATAATTACGCAACGACAAAGAGTCTCTAGCTGGCATGTGCTTAATAAAGTTAACAATCTTTGCTCTATCATCGATTCCTTCGATCGAAACAATCGAGTGAATAAGATTTGTCGTAACATTTGACTCTGTAGAAAGACCAAGCTTCTTTTGCTTCTCTGACATCGTCATGATCTCTTCTTCATCACGACCAGTCAAGAATCTAAACTTGACGACCTTTCTGCTATATGGCAGTACGTATTGGAAAAGGTTGGAGCCTGGAGTCACTGGTTCTAACTCGAGTCTTCTCACTGGTAGCTCTGCAAGATTGAATTCATGGGGAGACTTTGTTCCGCACTCATTACACTCTAGTTCTACATTATAATCTGGTCCGTATCCAGTGATACGAATCGCAACCATGAGGGCATTTCTATCTCCTCCGAGAAGATCATTTGGACTAATCGCTCGATCAACTAAGCAAGAGCGAATAAGCTCAGTGATAACAGTTCCTTTCTTTAAAAGAGCTCGTGACGTAAGAATATCTTCTTCACGAGCCGTCATCGCCCTGATCTCTACCGTCTCTGCATTGAATAAAGAAGATGTTTGAGGATATACTTTCCCTGAAGAAGGAAGAGGAACAACTTCTAATGGAACATCTAAGCCAAATTCTGCTTTTACTTTATCTACTGCCGACTGCATCGGCATACGAGGGTCTACACCGGCAGGAGGAAGCGGATTATTACCCGAAAATACTGCGTTACGTTGTTCACGATCTTCTGTACTCATTTATTTTTCCTTCTATTGATCTGTTGATAAAGAAAAGCTTGTTTTATATTAAACACTAGTCAAATAGAGTAAATAAACAAACACCGAGTAAATAAACAAACATCAAATTTTTAAGCCAAACTCAACACTTTCCTACAAACTCAAGCTCCCATGCTCTCCATTATGACATCCTTCACACAAAACAACTCCAGAAACATTCTTCTCAATATGATAACTGGTTATCCACTCGGCAATTAAATGCTTTTTCTCGAAGGACTCATTAGGCTCTCCCAACTCACAAATAGCCTTGGCAAACCTCTCTTCGTCATGATGGACCTCCAAATCCTTGGTCGACCTACACTTAGCGCACTTAAACCCAGACGCCTTTAGTTTAGGATACGTCCACTCACGATGCAGATGAGAACGAACAAGCGGTTGCAAGGCAGAAGTGCCACCCTTCCATTGTGAATGAGCAGAACCAGTTAAAGGTTGAATAATGCCATTTTCCCAATGACTTTTCATCATTGATGATTTTCTAATTTTTTCTTCTTCAGAGTTGTAGGCTTTTTCTACGATCTTCGCAAACTCAGGATCATTCTCTTTCGTCTTACCCCTATTCCACGGATCACGACTCCATAAACCTTCATCTCGTCTTTTCTTAAGGCTTTTTTCTCGGGCTTTCAAATTATGTCCCCAATTGTTGTTAACCCGCGCAGCATGACCCAAGACATATTCTGAAAATCCCCTTTGAAGAGTCAAGAACTTAGTTGGCTCTCCACAACCACAGGCGCATGTTGGTTCTTTACCCTCAGGTAGAAAAAGCAATGCGTAAAGCTTGCGAGTTGGCAAGCTGTGCTTCTTTTGGCAATGAATTCTTAGAGAATCTAGTTTAGTCGTTTCATACTGTCCACATTCAGGGCAGGTAAATGATAAAAGGTCCGTGGTACAATACATACCATGGACCTTTTGACTTGTATATTTGATAATTGTTTTTGCGATTGTCGAATGATGATGTCAAAACTGTAGAACGCAATTGTCAAAACGGAGTGTCATTGAGATTTCCATTGGGCCGCCGTCTTCGTAGGTGACCTCGCCGAAGTTTGCCTCTGTGATGAAGGCACCTTTGATGTCCCATAGTTCTACTACGGTGCCGACGGGGTCGAGCATTTTGAGCTGAATGTCGCGCTTGTAGAAGTCTGCGTAACCTGAACGACCGGAGACGGATTCAAAGTGAGTACGGACCCACTCCATGACCTGTTGAGCTCCTGAAGGAGCAATTGGATCGTGAAGTGTAACCGCGATGGTTCCGAATGTAGTCTTACCTGCAAGGTAACGGCGACTGTTGATGAAAGGAACCTCAACCTCTTCGGTTGAAATCGTTGGACGAGATGTCGTCTTGATGATGTATGCGTCAATACCCTCGATCATGAGCACCCATCGGTTCTTGCGCTTTGGCTCGAACTTGTTGGGAATCATTGATGATACGTCTAATGTCTCTGCGGCCATGGTCTTATTCTCCTGTCACCTTTTTTTAAGTATCTCTATCGATTTAAAGTTAGTGTCAAAAATTTGGTCTTTAGAATATTCTCGATAAATCTTTGAAGATAACCACATTTAATTTATCGAGAATATTCTTGTTCCCTCACTGCACCTGCTGGAGGTTGTTTGCAACGACGAAGTCGAGGCTGACGAACTCGACGCTCTTTGTTGGCTGAACGAAGATCTTTCCTCTAACAGTGTTGTTCTCCACGTCTGTCTGCGTCGTTGTCGAAGAATCGATGATGACGCGGAATCTCTCGAGACCTGCGAGAGCCTGAATCCTTTGAAGACGAGGTGTGACTGCCGCAGAGAACCTTGCGAGCGTCGCTTCGCGGTTTGGCTCGAAGATGATTGTCTGCGCGATTTCACGAACCTGACGACGAATCTCAATGAGGAGACGACGTACGTTGACTCGATCAAGAGAAGAAGCTGCGAGTTGGAGTGTCTTTTGTCCCCAGACGACGAGTCCTGAAGAAGGATTGAGACCAGACTTTGGAGCACCGACGAATGCAATCAATGGGTTGATACGCTCGTTGTAGAGAGAGTCAAGGTCTTCATCCTTGAGTCTGACGCGAGCTTCAAGAGCGGCCTGAGGAAGCGCACCACGAGTGAAGCCAGCAGGAGCGAACCAAGGATGTCCAACTGCGTCGTTCAAAGAAAGAGCTCCAAGAACGAGGACCGATGGAGGAACCAGCAAGTTGCTTGCGTCAGGCGCCGAGTAAAGAACGTCTGGGAAGTAAGCAGCTGCGAAGCTCGAATCAAGGTTACGATCTTTGAAGCTTGACACAGTGTTAGAGACAGAAGTGATTTGAGCGTCTGAACGAACCTCAAAGTCTGCGTCTGTGCCGTCCTCTGTGTACTGTTCGATATCCATGATATAAAGAGCGTCAAATCTATCTTCTACAGCGATAGTCGCGTAGTCTGTGATGATAGGATGACGTGCACCTGGTATAGCAAGTATCTGGATATCGATGTTGGTCGTGTTCTTCATGATGTCAATCGCCTTGGTGTAAGCCTTAACGTTTGGTCCATCGCTGAGAAGACGTCCGCTTCCATATACCATATCAGAAGATACAGCACTATTCGTTAGGTTGGCCTCGTCGGAGTCGAAGATGTTGACGCCGTTGAATCCGCCCTGAAGAAGAAGAGTGAACTTGGCGTATTGTCTGTTCGCTGTATCAACAAGATCTCCAACCTGGAATGCTCGAGTCTTCGCAACATCATCTGCAGCGATAGAATCCTTACGTACGTAAGCTGCATCCTTCCATGCTAGAGAATCTGCTCTTGTATTGGATCCTGTAACAACTTGAATATTTTCTAAGCTGAAAATATTGTTGCAGAACCTGTCCGCGTCGATGACGCCATTTGCTGCAGTGTCAGCTGCTCCTGTGTTATCACCCGCTACGACAGGCATCGTAGCCGTCGCAAAGTCTGGGAAATACTTTGCAAAAGAGAGCAGAGACTTGTTCGCAACGATGCCAACATTTGGCTTCAATATATTCTCGACCTGTTCAAACTGAGCTCCCCAGTAGAACTTAGAGTTTGCTGTTTCCGTTGCCGAACCAACGGTTCCATCTGTAATCTTCTTGCGGAATGGAAGCGGAGGAGTAACTGCCTTACGAAGAATGTCCTTGTCTAAAGAACCTCCTGATTGTCCAGATAGGCCTCCAACGACGTCAGGAAGTTGGGCGAAGACTGCAGACCCTGAAGTCACAAGATGCTGAACACCTCTAAACCCAACTGGTAAAGCTGTTGAATCAACAAACCCGTTCTCAATGTCTGCATGAACCTCTACTCTGACGTAGTTTGAACGATTTGGATAGTTTCCATCGACAACGACTTTTTGCTCTTCAACATTACGATCAAAGTCAAAGTAAATATTTGCATCACCAATCACCTTAGCGATGTAACGGTTGGAAGTTGGATTAAGATCGCAGACAAAGCTTTCGTTGCTTGCGATAAGAGATTGTGCAGTGTCTCTATCTGCCCATTTTCTTATCTTTACTGTGAAAGAGCCATAACGATTGTTTGGATCATTGGAAGGAGTTATGTTTTCAATAGAAATCTTGTAAAGATTAGAAACGTCTTGTCCTGCGTCTAAAGCGTGGAACTTAAATAGGTTTGCCGCCTTTCCACCGAACTTTTGAGAAATAATCCATGGTGACTTTGCGTAAGCGAATCGATCTTCAAAACTCTCAAAGTTTGGAACGGTAATCGATGATGTGTCACGTCCAAGAGAAGAAGTTAAGAGGAACGCGGATGTCTCTGTTCCAGCCTTTCCAGCTGACGAAAGTGCAGATGCGCCATGAGATCCTGAAATAACTCCTGACCCTGTCACAGACGCAAGAGATGTGCTGACGTCCCAATTTGCATAAAGATAATGTCCTGCTTCTTGAAGTTTGAATGGGTCTCTGTTAAGAACATTCGCAAAATAATTGTTTGAAGAAGGATCAAACGAAGCAGTAACAACATTTGGATAATTCGAGTCTGTTCCTTTGTGCCCATTCAAAAGAAGAACGAAATCTTGCTTTACGACAGAATTTTCGGAAAGAATGACTGAACCGATTGTCGCTCCACGTGGAGAAGCAGAGTCTGATCCAATTTGAGTCGAAGAAGGAGCAGCGCTGATCGCACCCGGTAATGATGAAGAAAGTCTCACAAGAACGCCGGATGCTGCCATGAGCATGCCACGAATGATTGGTGCAGCTGTGGTCTGTCCTGGCGTCTGAAGTCCTGCGTCACTTAGATAAGTTGAGCCAACTGACTCTGACATGTAGCAGCCCAAGAAATATGTCTTTCCTAAGTTGCCATTATTGTTTGCATAAGGATTAGAATCGAGTTTTCCAAG